ACAGTGAAGAAGTAACCGAGCGTGCCGGCGGTGGCCAGCGTTGCGGGTGTGACGCGGCTCGGCTCATCGATGATGATGTCGCCAGGAACCCCAAGGTTCAGGTCGACGTTAACAGTGCTCTGAAAAGGCATGTGAAACTCCTGTGCGAATTAACGCAGCTTGATGGATGAGGGCGGTTAGGCCGCGAGATACTTGTCGACGAAGGAATCGCTGCCAGTCGCCGAGTCGTGAGCGGCGCGATGCGGCGCGGTGGCCTGAGTGCGGCCGGCGAGGTAAAAGTCCAGCGCCGTCACCGGATCGGCAGCTACCTGCGACACACCCAGCTTCTTCAGTCCGTAAGCCGCCATCTCCACGTGCGACATCTCAGCGTGGTCGAACGCGCCGACAATCGGTGAGATGCGCCCATACAGCGACAGCTTCGCGGACTCTTCCTTGCGGATAGTCTTTACCAACTCCTTCGGGTCCGGCGTCGCAGCGGCGACTTCGCGGCGCACGAGCGCGGCAACTTCGGCAGCGTCCATGCCTTTGCCTTTGTCGTCATCCTTCTCAGCGTCCTTCGCAGCCTTGGCGTCCTTCGCAGCCTTGGCGTCCTTCGCAGCCTTGGCGTCCGTCGCAGCCTTAGCGTCCCGCGCATCGCGAATCGACTTGCGCGCATCGCGTGCACCAGCCCGACGGTCGCGAGCGCTCTTGCGATCACGCGCAGACTTGTCATCCTTGTCCTTTTCGGACTCTTCCTCGGCAGCATCCTTTGCAGCCTCCTCTTCGTCGGCCTTCGCATCCATGCCAGCCTCTTCCTCTTCGTTCTTGCCATCGCGCGTCGCACCGGGACCACCCTTAAGGTCGCCCTTCTCGCCGGGGCTGTCGCCCTTCTCGGTAGGATTCGTCACTTCACCGTCAGTTGCCTTGCCCATTGTCGTGTCTCCAGTTGGTTTTGAGTCGTGGCCAGCTTTGCCCTTTTCGGCGGCAACTTTTCCGGCCACTTTAGTGGCGTATTCCTTCGAGTACCCTTTCTTCTCCAGCTCACCGACGAGCGAGTTGAAAGAGTCACAGACAAATTTTTGCGTGTCGGCGTCCATGCAATCTTCCTGCGCGCCGTGTATCCGGCCGCATTCTTTGCAGACATCCATTGCAAACTCCTTCAGGTCCAGCGCAAAAGTGAAGTACTCCGCTGAGTCCATTACCCTCATTTCAGAGCCCATGCGCCCCGCGTTGACGGATGACACGTGGTTGCCGCGCATGTTCTTCTGCACGTACTGGTACGGCGTGCCCTCGTAGATGCCTTCCTGCGGAACGAAATCGCAGTGATACCCGCAAGACAGCTCGCGCTTGCCGCCGGCGATCTTGCGGTCGAGCTGCTCGGAAAATACCTTGAGATTCCCGTACAGTACGCCGTCCTTGAAATAAACCTTCTCACCAATCACACCGCGCACGCCTTTTTCTTCGGTCGATGCGAATCCTTGCGCCTTATTACCAAACAGCGCTTCCGGGTGATCGTCCGTCCACGGCATGAGCTTGAAGCTCTTTACGCACTCAGGTGAGCCCAGCTCTTCAGCCGGTCGGTAGACGCCGACCATTTTGTTAAGGTCGCCGCCTTTGAAAACAGACGACTCTCGATACGGGTACACCCCGACTTTCGACAGCGGGTTGTCGAGCACTTCAAACCAGTTGTTCGCGTCGTACTCGCGACGGTCATGAGCGCCCCTGCCCACCAACTTCTTCAACGTCGATGCAACCCCAGGGTGCAGCGGTTGCGGCGGGTCATCGAGCGCCGCCCAGCGGTACTCCGTGTGCTCATCATTCAGCACAGGCGTGAACTCATCTGCCGTGCTCGCGCGAAACGTCGCGTAGCCGTCCCCTTCGTCCAGCTTCGTGAGATCCCCGGTGGTCAGCCCAGTAAGCCCGGTTTCCTCGCCGGTTTCTCGAATAGCCGTCTGCTCCGGAGTTTCCTCACCTTCGACGCTGCCGAACGGAAAGCCCCATTCATTCGAGTGGTCGCGTGCCTTGTCGCTACGCTTCATGAACAGCGCCCGCCCGGAAGGAGCGGACAGCAGTATGCCGGCGGCTTTCATATCATAGGCGCTGTGCATGGGAGCGGCTACCGCCTGTGCATGCTTACTGGAACCTTCCGCAAAAAGCATTTAGTGACTGCTCCGGTATTGCGCCTCTAACAGCGCACGAAACTCCGCGATCCCCGCGCGCAGCTTCGCCGTATGCGCAAGGTCCATTTTATGGTGTTGCTGATACCGGCGCTCGCGTTCCTTGGTCCACGAGGCACTGCTGTGGTGCTCAAACGGAACGACGCTGGGCATCAGGGAATCCTCTCACGCATCTTCATAAAGTTGACCACCGGACGCGCACGGCAGCGGCAAAACGGCAGTTGACCAGGTATCCCGCGCTCGCCAGTGTGCTCATCGATCACTGGCGGATCATCGTAACGGAACGTGCGACCGTTGAGCGTTTCGTGGTGCAGCTTGCGCGGGTAGCGCTCGCCGCCAGTCGCGATCCATACGTACTCTTCGCTGCCCAACTCCTGCATCCGCGCCGCATTCACGCTTTCGCTAACTTTACGGACCTGATCCAGCGCCACAAGGTGCGCGTGCCGCGCGTCGCCCTGATACTTTTTGGTGAGGTACGGCACGAGATCGGCCAGCCCGCTGCCGGTCGTGATCGCATTCATGACCGCCGTCTGCACACCGCCCAGAAAGCGCTCGGGGATGCGTGCGATGAGCCCGACACTGGACTGCACCGCCGCTTCCAGCAACGAGTACATTCGCGGCGTCGCCATCGTCGCCTGAATCGCTTCGCGCTCCGCCAGTTCCTTCAACCCAATGTTCATCTGCGCGTCGGACTGCTCGATAACGGCACCTACCATGCGCCGCGACCACGCATCGGCCAGTATGTCGAACCGTTTTTGCCACTTGAGTTGCAGCGCATCCAGGCTGGCCCGTGCGTCGTTTGGGATCGCATCCAACGCCTGGGTGGTTTGCTCCGCGGCACCTGGAAGCGCAGCCAGTGCCCGTACCAATGCTCTCGCCTCGACCGCCATCGCTCGCAGCTCCCCAACAATCGCCGCGCTCATTCGTTGCGCCATCACCAGCGGCGGCGTCAACGCTTGCAATACTTTGGTGCCGGCGCGCGACGCGCGGCGCGGGTCAACCAGCTGAAACGGCGGCGCGATAATCGCGGCCTTCTTCGCTGCCGGAGCCCGCTGTTGCGCGCGACGCAGCTGCTGATAACGGCGCGCATCGACGGTCAGCCGCGCGTTCTGTGATCGCAGACGCGCAAGCTCGGCTGTCTCGGAGGGTTTACGGTTCATCGTGCACCGTCATCGCGACCTTCGTACCGCGCAGCTCGTGCGTGCAGTCCGCGAGGAACTCGATCTCCCCGTTGCGCACCCACAGGTGACACCGGCCACAGATCGTCGGTTTGCCGCGTTCCTTCGCGTCCTCGCACCGCCCGCATTTTCCATCCGGGCGCTTCGGCGCTCCTGCGACATGGTGGCCCTTGGAGGTTACGAGCGACGGCGCGAATGTCGGCTTCTCGAACGTGGACTTCGGGTCCATCTTCCAGCGTTCGTCGAATATGTGCAGCGTCTTACACCCCGGGCACCAGAAGCCGACATGCTGCGGATCTTCGTTCAGGCGCAGCACACCGCGCCATAGGAGCCATGCGCACATCAGGCGGACCCGTCAACCTCATCCTCGTCGTCGCTGTCCCACTCATCGTCCCAGCTTTCCTCGTCGTCATCGTCGTCCGGCCCGTCGGTTTCAGGCGTCGCGCGCCAATCGCCTACCACATCGTACGGATTATCCTGCGCACAAAACTCGTCAGCGAGCGCCTGTGCCTCATCCGGGTCCAGGTGCTCAACGTCTACTTCAGTCTCGCGTCCGGGATTCATACGAGGTTCTCCCATTCAGAAAACACCATCGGATCAATGTACGACTTTAGAGCCTCAGAAGGATTGTTGCCGAGCTTCCGCGCCACGATTTTCGCCACCTCTTTTTTCTTGGCCTTGAGTCTCTTGGCATCTCTGGGCGGTGAGATTTTCTTGATCGCTGCTATTGCGGTAGTCGTCGCAACCCACGTCCTGAAGTCATGCACCTTGAACTTGTCGCCGCCAGTGGAGTGCACATAGTCGCGCACGTTATAGTCACGCACCTCGAAGAGCCGGCCCTGACCAACCTCTTTTTTGCGCGCCTGAATGTAGGCGGCAAGTGGCTTGTCCACGAGCCGGTGATTCTGCATCACACCCTTTTTACCGGGAAAGCGGAAAGCTATCTGATCGCCATCGATCTTGACGTGCGCTGCGCGCAAACTGCTGGCACCGAAGGCTTTGACATCGCCGCCACCACCTTCACCGCCAACGCGGAACCCGGTTCTGGAAATCAGTGCCGTGACTGCCGCCGCGTCCCGCTCTTTGGTTGACTTCTTTGCGTCCGCCAAATCCGCATAGGCGCGTTCGCGAATCTTGGGAGCCTTGGCGTTGAATGACTTGAGACGGTCAAATTTTTCTGCTGCTGCCGCCGAACTATGTTTCGCGGTATACCTCGGCTGCAACTTGCCCTTGCTGTCGCGTCCTACTGCCTGCAACGCCGCACTGCGACTTGGGTTCAGACGCACGTCGGTCCACGGAGGCGGCACGCCCAGCTTCTTGAGTCGCGCGGCATGTTCCTTTGGAACAGCTCCGCCTTGCGCAGTGCGCCACTCACCTTTCTTGTTCTGCGAATAACCGGAGCCGGGGTTGCTGGTAGTCCACTGCCCGCCTTTCGACTGGCCCTTCGGGACGCGCTTCTCGCTCGGGTCATAGGCGTCGTGCGCTGCGCCGTCACTCTCGCCTTTGTCCTTCTTCACTATCGCTTTTTCGACGCGACTGCCGGTGCCGGCTGCGGATGCGGCGGCGTTGCGATCAACGTCCTCCGGCAGCTCCTCTGTCCCTATATCCACGCCGATTCCGTGATACCCAGATTCTTTGTCCGCCGCGACGCGGGCGTGCTCGTCGGCTGGCGACAACGCGCCGCTCGCGATCAGCGCTGCTCCAGTTTGCGCCTTGTTGAGATTCACGGTGGACTGCTCGATATGCGTCAACGCATCCAGCTCGTGCCACTTGACCAATACTTCAACATCAGCAAGCTCCTCGAACTTCGGGAGCACTTCGGAGCGCATCACCAGCGCGTGATGGCGCTCGACGAGCGGAGAAAAGTCGCGCTCCTGCATCGACTCTTCCATCTCGTGATAGCTGGCCTCGTCGTATTCGCCGGTCGCCTGAAAACCGCCGGGTGAAGATCCCATCAGCTTAGTGATGGGGCACCCGGCGGTGGCAGCGACCAGCCCGTACTGCGTCATCACGAGTCCATCGAAATCCGAGACGTTCGTATCGAATTGCTGAAAGTCGTCGCCTTCCTTGTCGCCGATCTTGATACCGAAGTTATCGCGGTACGCGATCCAGTCGGCTATCGCCGCCTGCGCTTTCACAGGGTCCGCCATGACCTTCGACATGTCTGTCAGCCATACCGTGGTGCGCTTCGACAATGCCAGCGCCGGCGCCTCGTTTGCGGTGCGCTCCGCCGCGTACACGCGCTCCATGATCATCTGCGAAAGCGGCACGCCGCCGAACAGGTAGAGCGGCTTCATCACATCGGCAGGGTCCGCGTACCGGAAGATCA